TGTAGCCCATTCTTGCCAAGCGTCATCATAATCGCTAGGTAGTTCTCGCCATTCTTCGATAATGTCTTTTGTGTAAATCGGGGTTCGGCTATCGGCTAATTCGGTTAGGTAATCATCTACGCCGTTGTCGTTCAACTCTTCTAGGTATTCCCAGTTATCCAAAATCTCTTGGCGAATGTCGTTGTCTGGTGTAAGCATTAGGCGTTCTCTCTTTCGGTCTTTAGTTCGTGTATCTCGTTGCGTAGGCGTTCGTTCTGGTCTTCGATAATCGGGTGAAGCCGTAGTTGATTAGCGATAGTGTCGAATTGTTCGGGGGTCATAGTCATAATGATATCCCTGCCGTTGAACTCTTTACGGATATTGTAATCACGAATTCCCAGAGCTGCGAAGATAGGGGCAACTCGTTTCATTCTATCCCTAATCTCTCGGTCTTCAATCTCTCGCTGTAGTCTGGCAATCTTGCGGTTCGCTTCTCGCAGGTCTAGTTCGGCTTTTGCCATATCGTAATCACCGATAATCTGCCACAACTGAACCCATAAATAGCCGTTAGGCACATCTTCTCTGTGGCTCTCAATCTCTAGTTTGACCGAGGTTTTACCGCCGTTGCGATAACCGCCGTTCTCTTCGGGGTTTCGCACAATGCCCTTGTAAATGTAGTTCGGGTAATCGGTTCGCTCTCGCTTGTATGCGACAACCATTCCGTCTTTTAGTTCGTTGCGTTTCATAGTGTAAATAATCCGTTCTCTTCAAGTTGTGAAATTAGTTTTTTGGCGTTGTCTTCGTGTCTAATCATAGTGTCAAATTCGCCCCCAATGTTGCCAGTTATGTCATTCCAAGACATAACTAGACCCTTAGAGTTTTCGTCTTCGTCTGGGCTGTAGCCGTAGCAAACAAAGTTCTCGCTGTCTTCGTCAATGACTACCGATAAATAAGCAGGGTATTCAAGATACACGCCAGTTATTCGGGGGTCTTTTCGTAGGTGTTCGGCAATCGCTTTCAAGTTGTCGAGCTGTGTATCCCAGTCCATTAGTTTTCTTCGCTTTCGTTCAATAGTTCTTGTAATCTGTGCCAAAAGTATTCGCTTAGCCCAGTTCGGTATGCCTTGGGGTCTAGGGCTTTTAGTATCTGCCCTGCCGTAAAGTTTTGGTCTGCTACCCAGATAGAGCCAAACTCTCTTGCTAGGGCTTCGTCAAACTCGGCTTCGTAGGCTTGTATCGCCCCAAGGCTCTTCTGTAGTTCGGTCATTGGTTGTGTCTTCTCTCTAGTAGTTGCTTAGAATTGACTTGGCTTTGGCGAGTAGTTCGGTTGCCTTGTCTATCGCCTTTAGGGTTGCGTCAATGTTCGGGGCAGGTTGCCATTCGTTGCCAGTAATGTCTTCTCGGTTGAGAGCGTATCGGGCTAGTGAAACGGCTTGGTCAGTTGCCTTTAGGTAGTTGTTAGCAGAAGCGTTGTCTTCTGCCCAAGTGTTAGGCATTTCGGTCATTGGTCTTAGTTCGCTTTCTGTGTCTGTCGCTTGGCTTGTCGTGCTTGGCGTAGTAGTATCGTGTGTGCCTTGGCGGTTGCCGTTCTCTTGCTATCGGGGCGTTTCATTAGTTCGTGCCTTTCTTGTGGGGTAAAATTATCCAAATTACATTGACCAAGGCAACCAAGGTCAAAAGGGTTGTGGCTTGTGAAACTTGGTGAAACATAGCCAAGGTATCTCGGTAGCCGTCTAGCCAACTATCAAATAATAGTTTCTCGAAATTCAAGGCGAGTTGCCAAGCTGAAACGCTAACGGCAAGCGACATAAGCCGAATGTATCGGGGGGTTCTAATCATTAGTCTTCACTTTCTAGGGTTTCATAGATTGGATAAAGTTTGGCGTATGCCTTGGCAAACTCTTGATAAAATTCATCATCTTCACCGAAGCCGTCAAATGAATTTTCCCAAGTGTTGATTGCCCAAATTAGGGCGGCTTCTTGTGCCTTGGTTAGTTTGATTGTCTTTGCCATTAGACAAGCCCCCAAGCCTTGCGAATGATGTTTTGATGTCTTGATGTTGTCTGTGAATACTTACGGCAGTCTAACCAATCAACACCCTTAGAGGTTGCGATTAGTGTTCTGTATGAATAAACCCGATACTCGCCGTCTTCTTCTAGGTAAGCAGTTAGAGAGTTTCCGCTAAATGGTGTCTTGCTTGCCAACTTGCTTTCGATTTCCTTGTAGTTATCCATTTTCTTTTTCTTTCCTTTGTTCGCCGTATTTCGGCTACAAGTAAAACTTAGCACAGACCAAGGGCATAACCTAACCAAAAGGGGCAAAATTCAAAAGAATTCACTTGGTTAATTCTTTTTTTTAGCTCGGCGTGTCGCTTGCTAAAGAATTCATTTTATGCTATGGGCTACCTGGATACCTGGTTCGGCACACCCGTAACCAAATTTTCGAGAATCCAAAAATTTTTCGCTACAATATGCTAGGATTAGGACATGAGCGAAATCATTGTAAACATGTCGGGCCTAGGTAAGTTCACCATGACCCTAGACCTAATTGACCCATCTAACCCAGACGACCTAGACGAGGTCGAAGTGTGGCGAGCCACCTTCTGTGACGAGCAATCGGATGACTGCGACATTGTTTTCTTTGAGATGGGCACAGACTACGAGGCTTGGGACCTGATTGACGAAGCAATCACCACCTATCGTGAACAATTCCTGCCAGAAAATAACTGAGCCAAAATCCAAAATTAAAAAATTTTTCGCTATAATTTTTAGAAAACTAAGGAGAAACTAAATGGCACGTGGACTAACTGACCCAGTTGAGCCTGAGCAAAGCCAAGACCAAGACGCACAGGCGGAACTTGATGCTGTTATCTCTAACCTAATCATGGCTCAGAACCGTTTGCATGACCGCTTGGTCCAGCTTGAGAAGGATATGGACCACCTAAAGGCAGATGCTACCACTAAGACCGCCGATGCTAAACGTTGGAAGCGTGGTCTGTAATCTATGTCAACAGTCGCACTACGTGGCACCTCGGTTCTTGATGATGTCCTACTAAAGGCAGCAGCCGATGGTCGCTCGCCAATTGAGATGGAGCGTATCTCAGGCATTCCTGCTGCCCAGGCTGTGCAACACGTAAAGCAACTGCTAGAAAGCCGAGATGTTTGGACCGAGCACCAGCAGAGGCAACTGCTTCTAAACGAGATGCACGAACTCAAGGACACGCTCCGCCACAACGCACTCAAGGCTGGCGACATTGACAGCCAGCGACTACTGCTGAAGACCTTGGATACAATCGGCAAGCGACTGGACAGCCAGCAAGAGGTGCTCAACGAGAACGTAATCAAACTGAGCAACTATCAGCAGGGCGTTCTCATTCGTGCGATGGATGTCGCCCTGAAGTTTGCCAAGGAGCAACTAGCCGAGCGTTACCCTGAGATTACCAGCGGTGAGCTTGAGGAACTCGTGGCTGATGGTTTGCAGAAAGCCAAGTATGAGATTATGGAAGAGGAGCAACTCTAATGTCGCTACCATCTAGCATCCGCCTTGGTTCTCAGATTTGGGAAGTGTCGGAGCAGAAGCGTAAGCACTCGTCTGACGAGGGGCATTACGGTTTCACCAACCACAAGGACTGCACCATTGTGATTGATGCGGAGTTGACCGAGCAGATGAAACGCACAACTCTGGTCCACGAAATCCTACACGCAATCACCATAACTTTCGGTGGGTCGTTCAAGCCTGCCAAGAACACCGACTACCTAGACTGGGAGCACTTCTTCATCGGCATCTACGAGGAGCCATTGGTTATGGTTCTGCGAGACAACCCTGAGCTCGTGGCTTATCTACTGCACAAAGACTAACTATGATTGATAACGTATTAGATAATGTAATCAGCGACCTTCGCCAGCGTTCTAAGAAAAGCGAATACCTGACTGACCCTGCTCTGTGGGCGAAGGAAGTTCTCGGCAAGACCCTCTGGTCGAAGCAGCGAGAGATTGCTAAGTCGGTAGTGGACAACACCCACACCGCTGTTGTGAGTTGCAACGGTGCTGGTAAGTCTGGCCTTGCAGGTATCCTAGCGGTCTGGTGGGTCGCTACCCACGACCCTCGTGATGTTGCTGTGATTTGTTCGGCACCGACCTACATCCAGATTGCACGAGTTCTATTCAAGGAAATCCAAGACAACTTCCGTCTGGCGAAAGACCATGGCATCACGCTGCCTGGTTACATCACTCAGTCGCAGGAGTGGAAACTTGATGACGGAACCGTTATGGCTTGGGGTCGTAGACCTGCCGATAAAGATATCGTGTCTGCGTTTCAGGGTATCCACCGCCGATATGTGATGGTAGTTCTTGACGAGGCTGGTGGTATTCCAGAGGATTTGTATACTGCGACTGAAGCGGTTACCAACACCGAGGGTGCACGAGTTCTTGCCATTGGCAACCCAGATGCTCGTGGCACCACGTTCCACAAAATCTTCCGTGATGACCCAACGTGGCACAAGATTAAGATTAGTGCGTTCGATACGCCTAACTTCACGAACGAAGAAATACCAGAGGAACTAAAGCCTTTGCTTATCCAGCCAGCTTGGGTGGAGCGACAGAAGATTTCATGGGGAGTAGATAGTGCAAGATACAAGAGTAAAATCCTCGCAGAGTTTCCAGACGAGGCTGACAACACATTCTTCTCACAGAGTGCTATTGACCGTGGAGTGGACACAGACATCCAAGAAGACTACTTGGTGGATGCGGTGCTTGGCGTGGACCTTGCACGTTTTGGTGAAGACGATAGCGTGGTATACATCAACCGTGGAGGCCGTTGTCGTAAACTTGCAACCTGGACTAAAGCGACTTCGATTGAATCGGCCACTAGAATACATAACTTGGCAATCGAACATGGCGTTACTCAAGTTCGCATTGACGCTGCAGGTTTGGGTGGCCCGATTGTAGACCAGGTGGCTGCGCTGGCTCAGGACCGCTACGTTGTTATCTCAATGCTTGGCTCCGCTGCCAGCCCCGACAACACTCGCTGGCTTAACGCTCGTGCCTTTAACTACGATTCACTTCGTGAGGCAATGCTTGACAACCGAATTGACATTGACCCAGACGACAAGGTTCTGCTGGAAGAGATGCTGATGATTCAGTATAAGTTCTCGCTCAAGGGTGCCATCCAGATTGAG